TATTCTTATTGTTCAACATGGTAATCTTCCTATTTATGCTCGTTTGGATGATTATGAAATTGTGTCATCAATTCATTATGAAAAAATGCCAAATCTTAAAAAAGAAGGTTTCCCACAAAATGAATCTGTAATCGATGAAGCCTTTGTACTCGAATAATATATTAAATCAAAATGGAGTGTATATGAAATGGTTTAAAATTATCCAATGCAAATTAGGCAAGATAGATGTTATTGATAATAAATATCTCGAATCTTTACGAAATAAACCTGTCAATGCTTTTTTAGTAGGTGGACATTTAAATCGTATGACATTTATCAATATTGTTGGTCAATCTATTAAAGTTCCCAAAATGAGTGATAATGGAATGGTAACTATTACATATAAAAGAACCAATCAAAAGCTCAAAAATGGAAAAACAGTATTTAGATTGATTTAATAATTCAATTTTATATTCCTTCAAACCCGCATCTTGCGGGTTTTTTATTGCCCATCCCTAAAAAAAAAGACGTAAAGACGTCCTTGACAATATAAAACGGATTTTATACTCTTAGCACAAGAAGATCGACGGATCTGATTGTTTCTAAAATATTTTCCCAAGCCGGGCGGCGCTAGCGCCCGGTCCGGCTTTTTTATTTTAGATGGTGAGCTTGTCGAACCAATGAACATACCAAAACAAATACGAGCTGGTGATACGACAACGTGGAATGAATCCCTCTCCGGATATCCCTCATCCGATTATAATTTATTTATAAAACTCAGCGGCACAAATCAGATTACAATCACCGCAGCTCCTAATGGAATGGATTACACAGTAACAATCACATCCACCGTATCAAATGCATGGGTAGCCGGTCAATATAATTATGCCGCTTATGTAGTTGATAAAGCAACGAGTTTAATTCGTGTCACGATTGAAAGCGGATCGCTTGAGATCCTACAAAATCTTGTGGCACTCACCGGCACGCAGGAAGGGAGAAGTTTTGCGCGTCAAGTATTAGAAGCCATCGAGGCAACATTATTGGATCGTGCAACGAAAGAACAGGAATCGCTTACTGTGCCGGGCACAGCATCGCCGCAATTAAAATTATTATCGCATGACGAATTACTCCGGCAGTATTACAAATGGAAACGAATTGTAGTAGATGAAGATCGAGCCGAGAAAATCGCAAACGGCAAAGACCCGGGCGGAAGAGTTTTATTTAGATTCTCACCAACATCATAACTTTTTAAGAAAGGATACCTCGATGAAACGAACAATATTTTTACTCACGGCCTTGCTGATACTCGCATTCAGTTTTATACAGGCGCAAGGTTTTTATCTAAAACCTTATGTCGATGATCTCGGCAACAAGGGCGGAAGATTGGTAGTTGATTCCTGTTATGTCGTAGGAACCAATTCCTATTATTCCAATACGTTTACACTCAATGGATTATTGGCAAGTGGATTTGATTCCTCATATAATCGATCTGCCGGTGAATGTATAAGTATTTGTTATGCAGTTGATACCTTACATGGACAAGCTGGCACAAACGTCGCTGATGTCACTTTGATATTACAGGGATCTTTCACAGGAAGTGATAAATGGGCAACTGCCGCAACAATATTTTCGACAACCGGTAAAACCGCGCCAACTTATACAACTCTGGTTACAACGGCAGCCAAATATCCTTATTACAGATGGAAAGCAACCGGAATTACAACCAATACTTATTCGAGGGTATTTATCGGATTGTATGCCTATCGAAAATGGGGCGGTTAATTATTTCGTAGGGACATAATTCATTATGTCCTAATGGATATTGATCAATGAGCTTTCTAAATAAAATATTCCCCTTCGTTTCATCCAAACGCATCGAGCAGGCGCACCGTGAAGGTGCGCTTGAAGGGGCACGGTTAGCGAAGCGGAGTTATGCCGCCGGTCAGATCAATCGCCTCACAAGTGATTTTCTAACAACCACAACGAGCATCAATGCAGATATCCGGATGAACATCTCTGCGGTCCGTGAGCGTGCGCGTGATTTATATAAAAACAATCCACATGTTCGCCGGTTTATTAATTTATGCCGCCAAAATATTGTAGGTCCGCTCGGATTCAAGCTGCAGATGAATATTCAGGAACTCGCCGGTGGTGAAACTGTAAATGATGAAGCCGCAAATAAGAAAATCGAAGATGCATTTGCCGATTGGAGCAAAGCAGAAAATTGTTCTGTTAATGGCAGATATACATTCCGTCAATTGCAGGATATAATGATTACATCTGCCGCTCGTGATGGAGAAGTGCTTTTGCGTATTGTAAAAAACAAATCATTTAAGCATGGCATAGCGCTTCAGTTATTAGAACCGACGTTGATCGATGAAAAATATTCCAATCAACAATTGGAAAATGGAAATTATATGCAGATGGGTGTGGAAATAGATCAATGGCGCCGTCCCATTGCATATCATATACATGACGAAAGCATTCCGAATGAAGTTTGGACGTTTGGTGTGCTCTATTCACCGCGCAAACGTGTTCCTGCAGATGAAATTATACTTGGTTTTATTCCGGATTTTCCAACGCAAACGCGAGGCATGAGCTGGCTTGCTCCCGGATTGATCGAATGTAATCATCACGATAAATATGATGAAGCCGTGGTGGTTAATGCGCGCATTGGTGCTGCCAATATGCTGATTTTAGCAGATCGCAAAGTTGAAGGAAGCCGAGATCTCATTGGTGATGATACCGATGCAGGTGGAAATAATATATTTGAAGCTGAACCAGGGGGCGCCTTCTATGCAGGTGATCATGAAGTAACGCAATTCAAGCCGGAATTCCCAAGTGCGCAATATGAAATGTTCGATCGTGCATGCTTGCGAAGATTAGCAAGCGCCTGGAACGTCAGTTATGGATCGCTCAGTAATGATTTAAGTCAGGCAAATTATGGAAGCAATCGTGTTGGGATGTTAGAAGAGCGTGAAGGCTGGAAATTAGGACAGCAATGGTTCATTGAAACGTTCCTACTTCCGATATTCAAAGCGTGGTTGGAAGAATCTTATCTTGCCGGCCAAATCAATCTGCCGGTAGCAAGTAAGTTTGATAAATTCAACAAACCGATATTCGTCGGGCGCCGATGGACATGGATAGATCCACTTAAAGATGTAGTTGCAGAGCTTTCGATGATCGAAGCCGGACTCAAAACCGCAACGCAATCGCTTGCCGAGCGTGGCGATGATATCCCTGAAATTTATAAAGAGTTGGCATCGGAAAAGAAACTCGCAGAGAAATACAATCTCAAACTTTCCATCAATGAATTGGTTGATGTAACAACAAAATTGGGAAGTCAGCCGCCTCAAAAACCTGTGGAAGAAGATGATTCGACACAATCGCAAACAGAAAAGAAATCGCTCAGAATCATTCAGCAGGTAAAAGCAATTTTGATGGAAGATGCAAAGAATGAAATGGAATTTGAAAACAATCGCCATAATGGCAATGGTAAACATTAAAAGGAAATTGCAATGCCTATCGAATTAGATATACCTCCAACATCAAAACAAAAACGATCAATTGAAGAAATTCGGCAACTTGTAATCGGAAAGATTCAATATCGGAATATTGTAGAAATCCGTTCCGATACCATTGATAAAGAGAATAAAACAGTTGAAATGTCTTTTTCATCTGAGACCCCGGTTGATCGCTTTTATGGTTATGAAATATTAAGCCATAAACCTGGTGCCATCAAAATGGATCGCGCAGCGAATGGATTACCATTCCTGCATAATCATAATTCTGATGAACAAGTTGGAAGATGCGAAAATTTTCGGTGTGAAGATAATAAAACGCGAGCATTGGTAAGATTTTCGCGTTCACAAGCCGGACAGGATATTTTTAATGATTTTGCCGATGGGATCCGTAAGGAGACATCCATCGGATATGCAGTTCATTCCTATCGGGAAATGAAGCCGGAAGAAATGTCTCCTGATTTGCAAAGAATGTGCCTTGAAAATAAATGCGGTGCATATCTCGCAGATAGTTGGGAACCATTAGAAGGTTCCAATGCGCCGGTTCCTGCTGATCCATCAGTAGGCGCGGGCCGAAGTTTAGAAATTAATTTAAAAGATAATATCTCTGCCGATAAATCAGTTGGCGTCGGTGGCGATCAAATACAATCACAACAAAAGGAAAGGGCAATTAAAATGCCTATCGAATTACAAACGCCGACGCCCGAAGATTTGGCGCGTCATGAACAAGAGCGAGTTGCCGAGCTTACAGCAATCGGCACCCGGTTCGCCGACCGAATCGGTGGAAAAGAGAAGATGGATGTTCTGGTAAAGGACGCCATTGATCTCAAACGCACAGCGGAACAATTTCGCGGAACCGTTTACATGCGTGTCACAGATGATAAGCCGTTGGAAACACCGGCATCATTCCTCGATTTATCCGAGCGCGACAAAAAGGAATTTTCCATTGTTCGTGCCATCCGGCAATGTGTCGATGGCAAAGGTGGAGAATATGAAGCGGAAGTATCCGCTGCAGTCGCCAAGAAAGTTGGCGATTCGAAACGTGGCGGCATTTATTTGCCGTATGATATTCAAAAGCGTCCAATGGATATACCTGCAAATGTGCAGCGGCAATTGAATGATGTATTGCGGCGCAATGGAATCAATACGCGCACGTTGAGTGTTGGATCTGCCACTGCCGGTGGTGATTTGGTGGGAACACAGATCCGTCCGCAGGATTTCATCGAGCTATTGCGTAATGCACTCATTCAGGGATTCACCTTCCTAACCGGGTTGCAACAGAATGTTGATATCCCGTCTCAAACCGGAGGTGCAACGATGTATGTCGCATCCTCGGAAGGTGCGACCTTCACGGAAACCGATCAAGTATTTGGTCAGCTCACGTTATCACCTCACGACATTGGCGCATATACGGAAATCACACGCCGATTGCTCATCCAGTCAACACCTGCAGTTGATGCGCTTGTTGCGAGTGATTTAATACTTCAATTAGCACGGAAGATCAATTATGAGGCGCTCTTTGGTGATGGTCAAAGCGGCCATCCGTATGGCGCATTCCATACAAGCGGTATCTCCACACCGTCCGCCGCAACACTCACTTGGGCGGAAGCATTGGCATTTGCTTCCGATATCGGTCATGCCAACGTGGTTGGCAAATTAGAATGGCTGATGAATAGCGCATCAAAAGCAGTATGCTTAGGCCGTGTAAAAGTTTCCGGCTTCCCGGTCTTTATCATGAATGATGATGGAACGATGGCGGGACATGATGCACAAATCAGCGAGCAAATGCCGGATGATTATCTGGCACTTGGCAAATGGGATGAAGTTGTTGTTGGTGAATTCGGTACAATGGAAGTCCTATATGATCGCAACTCGTTGTCAACGAGTGGTGGATTGCGCATAGCGATTTATCATTCGATTGATGCTGGATTGCGGCATGCGGGTGCAGTAGCCGTTGCATCAGATTTATCGTAATCGTTTTCATATTTAATTGTAGGGGCGCATTGCAATGCGCCCCATATTTTATAATTCACATTTTTAAAAGGAGGTAATATGTTGGATACAAATTTGGCCAATAAGCAACGGGAAAAAATCACGGTTGTTGTTACCACACGATGTTTAGTAAAGGAAGATGATGCAACGCCGGGTAAGATCCACGAAATTGGTGACGAAGTAACTTGCATTCGGAAATATGGTGATGTACTTGTTTCAATCCGCCGGGCAGTCATCAAAGATTCGCAAGATCATAAAGATTGGCTCGAACGGCAGAAGCGGAAATCCGCCAAGCCGGAATCCAAAAAATAACATTGTAGGGACATAATATATTGTGTCCACATAATCATGCCAACTCTTTTTCCCATAACGGATTTTTTCAATATCACGGACTTTGCAACTCCGGCAACATATATAAATGCTGCCGGAGTTAGCAAAGATATCAATATCATTTTTGAAAAAAGCATCACAGAAGATCGTATAGGAACAATGCAGGCATGCATTGAGGTCCCGATAGCATTCTGTCAATCTTCCGATGTTGCGGATGTAAGTAAAGGCGCAAAGATTGTATTGAATGCACTCATAGAATCCGATGATGGAAAAGGATATATAGTTGATCAATTAGGTAATCTTATCGTTGCAGAAAACATTGCAACATATTATGTCATTGATAATAAATTAGATCAATTTGGCATCACGCAATTAGTATTAAGTGAAGAGCCGAAAGAATGACTCGTGTAACAATCATATCGAATCTTATTACTGCTCTGAAATTAATCAATGGCACCGGTGGATATACAAACGATCTCAATGATTGTGTTTATCCCTGGCGGGTATCGCCATTTGAAACCGATGAATTGCCGGCGCTCAGTGTGCGCGATGTAAAAGATACGCTTGATAGCGAAGAAATAAAAGGTGCGTATAATTTATGGACGCATAAATTAGAAATTGAAATTGAGTTATGCATGGAAACCGGATCGCTTGGCATAGATGCCGTGCGTGATTTAATTGCGGATGTGTATAAAGCATGCGGTACGGATCGCACATTATCCGGAAGTTGTAACTCGCTTTATGGCGTAAGCGATGAAATAATCACGCCGAACGATCAAAACAAGAATTTAATAGCAGGCGCAAAGATAAACATCTATGCGTTGTATCAAACAAATGCATTCAGCAATTAATGTCATCCTGAGCGAAGTGAAGGA